ATCTTACTTGTAATTTTTTGTATATCTGCTTGTATAGTTGGCATTGGTGATTGTGGCCCTAACTGAGTTGTTATAGTTATTGATGGTATTAAACTAACTATATCATTCAATACCTCTTTTAAAGCTTCACCCAATACCATTGACTCCATAGTAGCTTTATTTTTATTACCAATATTTACATTTTCTGATATAATGTTTAAACTTGTTGGTGAAGTTAAGGATAAATGTCTACCACTACCAATATAAATATCTTTTATTGATGATACAAAAATATCATCAAGTTTTGAATTTAAAGTTATTCTATCTGAATGAAATAATATTTGATTACCATCAATACCTTTTTGTATGGTGGATACAGTTCCTGTTCCATCTTCATTAACTACTTCTTTATCTTGAAATTCTGAACCATAAAGATATATATCACTACCACCATTTAAATCAGTAAACACATCACCTATTGTATTTGATGAATTGGTTAGACTATCAACTGATAATCCAAATTCAACATCATTGTTATCATCATCAACAAGGCCATCAAAATGTTGTCTTAATGTTCCATTCGATGTTATACTGATTAAACTACCATCACTTATACTTTCAAACTTATTACTTGGATTTCTTTTATTAGATATAAACATATATGGATTATTACTACGACTTCCAATTCTTAAACTATTTCCATGCCTACCTTCAATCAATGTATCACCAGTTGTTTCAAAAATAGCATTACCATAATCTAATTCTTCTTTTCTTCTTTTAGCCATTCTATCATAAGTTACATCTCTATTAAAATTTGGCCCCTCTCCTCTTATCCCTCTTGGAGACACTTTACCCAAAGTATCATCCGAACCACCAAATGAAAATAATGGGTCAGGTCTAAATGATGGGTCATCATTCCAAGTAGCATTATTATTATCAGTATTCAGAGGACCTAAATAATATTTTATTTTACCAATCGTACACAACAATACGGGGTCTCCCTTTGAGGGAACATCATTTATTGTTCTTAACAAAGGATAGTATCTATATTCCTCACCAGCACTAGCTCTTGTCTTATAGACTTTATCAGTGGCGTGGGGAAGAGCTATAATTGTATTTATACTATTTGGCCCATTATATCTTAAACTTTGTTCTGAATGTACAACTTCAGCACAATATCCAGGCACAAATTGTAAATAATAAGGAACACTTATAGGTTTACCAAGATTTCCTTTTGCAGTTAAATCTTCATTTGTTGTAAATAAAGAGCCCATTAATTAGTCCCCAAATCAATTGTTTTGTTTTTTGTAGCCTCAAGTTTATCACTTTCTTTCTGTAAATCATTTACAGTATCTTGAAGTGTTCCCATTAATTCTTCTTTTTCCTCATCACTTAATAACATTGACTCATCAGAGTCACCTTGTGATTTAGAAATAATTCTTTGCAATACACCAGCTAATTTAACCAGATGTTCATCATTACGAACAGCAGTATCCATATATTCTTTTATGATAGGAGCTACCATAACCACATCATCTATGGTTGTAATGAATCCGTGTATTTCTGATATTAACAAATCTATTTGAACTTTACGCTTTGTAGTGTTCTCATAGATGTCCTTTGTTAAATCTTGGAAAGTTTTTCCCTCAAATATTTCATTATTGTCTGACATAACACCTCCTATTAGATGTACTTATTCATATATAAATATTAAATTTGTAAGAAATTGTATGAAATAAAAAACCCACAATGAAGTGGGTTTAGTATTTAAAAGAATGAACTTGAGGTATTGAATAAAATTGAACCATTATTATAGTATTTATTTAATAGTTTTTTGTAGTGTTTTTTTAAAACATTAACAACTGATGTTATATGTGTTGTTTCCACATCAGTCATTTCTCTAATTAAAATGTAGATTGCTTTTTTATTGAAGTTTTCTATATCTTCTCGTGCTTTCATTAAATCTATAATAGCGTATCCAATTTTTAAATCTCTATCTTTTTTAAATATAGTGTTCATATTATTATCAAAATATTCAACGATTTCATCTGTTAAAGTTATGTAGTCAGATTCATTAAACCCACTCGCTTTATGTTGCCTATCCAATGCATCCATTTTATCATGAGATTTTAATTTTTTATAATTGTTATTGTTATGGAGAATTAAATAGTTTTTAGCCACAACTGAAAAATAACTAAATGCTTTTGAACCTTTTGTGTGGTCATATTTATGCATATTCACTACCATAAAGGCTACAACTTCGTGTTTAATATCTTCAAACCCATAATCAAAATAAGTAAATTTAAAAGTATTAATTATATTCTCAGCTAACTTGTCAAATGCTTTATGTATTCTATGTTGATAAATAACATTTCGTTCTTCGTGGTCTGTTGAAGAATTATAATCTATAATTGCGTCTTGAACTTCTTTTCCAAAATATACTTTTCTTTTAGCTTTCTTTTTTGGCATCTTGTGTCTCCTCTTCAAATATCTCATCAAGAGATAATTGTATTTGTTTTAATTGTTCAAAGAAAAAACCAGTCTCATCATCTGATTCATAATGTCCTTTAGAATCTACAAGTTTCATTTTATCCGTTGAGAATTTTATCACTTGTTGAATTTCTAAAATTAATTCTTCGTATTGTGTTATTCTTCGTAAAGAGTAATACACCAATGTAGATGTAAAGGCACTTATTAAGAAAAACAATATTGTTAAAAATATCCACATACTATCTCCTAATTAGAAAACAATTCATCAAATTTATTTTTGAGATTGTCTACTTGTTTTTGTTCATCTTTTGTTTTTGGAACTTTTGTATTCACTACTTCACCTGATTCCTCACCTCTATTCCATTGGTCGGATTCAATATGTGTAGCCATCATATCGGCTTGATGAAGAATGTAAGCCATATTGGTTCTCAATCCAAAGTCAGGATTCCAAGACATCAAGTATGCTTTGTTAGCCTCATCATATAAACCATCCGTTAATTTAATCCCAATGTATTCCTTATCAGTAACCTTGACACCATAATGTTGAAGTAACCATAACCCTCTATCAGGTACTTTCATATATTGAAGAGCTGGATTGTGAGTATAAATCTCATCACGATTTTTTCTATGCCAATCTGATGTTTGTGGAATGTAATAGTCGTGTTCCAAATCACCAACCTTACCTAAGTCGTGATGTAAAGCAGCAAAGACTAACTCCTCATCTGTGAAGTTAATCTCAGCTCCATTGTTTGCCCACACTTGTTTTAATTCAAGTGAGTTGCTTACAATGTGAAGAATATGTTCAACATATCCACCGGGCATCGCGTTGTGATAATGTCCTTTAGCACTCGCCGGTGCAAACATCATTCTATCTTTGAAGTCATCATAAAACTTCATAAGGTTGTCTCTTCTATCATCACCAACATATTTATTGATGATAGCTATCAGTTCTTCCCAATTACTTTGTATTTCATTTGCTGTTAATTTTTTCATTATTCTCCTACCCATTCATAACCATATTTGGTAAATTTAATTTCTTTGTATTTTCTTAAAGCATTTCTGTAAGGACTAAATTTAATTCTCACACCCCAACCAAGATAATCTAATATATTTTTCTTGGTTACAAAACCTTTGTCTTTAATAAAGTCTCGTATTTTTAGAACAGTTTCTGTTTCACTAATTGAATCTAATTCAAAAACATTTTTCCAACCACCAAACCAATTAGATATTCTTTCTTCCCAAATCATATTGTCTGCTAAATCACTTGTATCATATGTGATTGGATTATCCAACATCTCATTAAACCTTTTAATAAAATCATTTCTATCATCGTATAAATAAGGATATGGGTTTTTAGCAACACTCGTCATCTCAGGATAACATAGTTTGTTTGGTAATAAATAAGGAACACCGACTGAGAATCCGTCAGTTGTTGAGATACTCCAAGCAGAATATGTTTGAAATGTCCCTACTCCAAATTTCATAGTGGATAAGAAGTCCATATATTCATCACGACTTTCACAATTAACTTTTTCATTCCACGGCCTATCAACTTGTGTTAGTGTTGTGTATACTTTGAAGTCTTGTCTTTGTTCCCATATTTCATCACATACTTTTACAAACCATTCCCAACCAGTGTATCCAGCACCTCTGTGATTGAATACTACTGTCTTATCTTTATAATCTTTTCTTACATTAACTCTATCAACACCAAGATAATGTGGTTGTATAATTTTTTGTAATCTATCCAACACTCCTTGATTCCAATGTTTACTAGCTTCTTTGATTGTTAATTGTTTCAACCAATCACTATTCACTCCACACTCATCTTGCATTAATAAACCAGCTACACTCAAGTATAATGCTCTCGCTGGGTCATCTTTATGTATTCCACCTCTATCCCCATAAGGAGCATTCTGTGGAACTTCAAACCAATGAGAGTAACCAATGAACTTTGGTGATAGATTTGAATTATTGTTTAGACAATTTGCTATCTGTAAAGTGTGTTCAGGTAAATGTGTATAAACAATATCAAAGTCATTTCTTTTCCAATCAACATGTTTCATAAATTGTTTTGTATTGAAGTGTTGTCTCATTGTATTGATATAACTTGGTAACTCATATATTCTTTGGTCAACATTTGGGAAGTCCAATGATTGAACAAATTCAGGTATTAGTAAAGTGAAATGAACTTTCCATCTTTTACTTATGAATGGTATTGTATGTCTTAATACTTCAACCAAACTATCTGCTTCTAAATTTTTTCTATATGTGTAATTACCATAAAGTAATATCTTATAATCATATTGAGTACTTTTATTTTTATCTACAAAGTAATCACTTACATCTTTTATCATCTACCTACTTCTCCTAAATATTTTTCTTTACATTCTTCCCAAGTCATTCCCAATATATCTGAATAATAAAGTATTTCAGGTTTTAATCTATTCTCTGTATGTAACTTGGTATATCTTTTAATTGCTTTTCTTTTCCACCATTTGTTAATGTATTCAGAACCTTGAGCAAACTTTGGTCTCATAACTAATTCATCAGCACCAATTTCATTTCTTAAAAAGTCTCTTCCGTTTTCATAAAATGAACTAAAGTAAACTCCTCGTTTAAATCCGTGATTGTAATGTGATTTAACAATTCCTAATTCTTTAAACATATATGAAATCAATGTTTGTTTAACTCCAGTAGGAGGACCATTCACACCTTCTTTTGGTGTCATAATTTTTTTATAATCATCAGCTCTCTCATCTTTCATCCATTCAAGCCAGGGTTTATAAACTGAATCATCAGGCTTCAATGCAATCTTACCAGCAGATTCACCGAGAGTTTTCCATACAGGTATTCCATTGTACATTGAATGAACACCATACAATGCTGTAGTGGTTAATCCAACTAATTCATCACCATAAGTTTTCTTCCAATGAGCTCTTAATGATTCATCAGTTAATAACATAGCCACTAACTTACCACCAAGAAAGTTAAATCCAAATGGTTGAGTTGCTACAATGGATGTTCCAATACTTGTACATCTTAATTTACCATCTTTGAATTTATTATCCTTTGTCCAACCAATCCAATCATCTCTAACACCAAGTGATGTAATATCTGAACCTAATGACATCATACCTAAAACTTTATTAGTATTTCTATCTTTAGCAATTACTTTAATGTTTCTACCTGGATTAGCTACATATTCCATTGAATGGATAAGTCTTCTAAGAAGTGTCCAATTCTCAACTGATTGTTGATTCTTACTATCTACGATTTCAACATAAGGGTCAAGGTTTTCTATTTCCGATATTGTTAAATCTAAATTATTTATATCTGTTGGTTTCCATATCTTCTGAGAGAATATATCAAACTTATAAGCATACTTTTGAAAGTCAGGATTCTTATTGAACTCCTGCCACTTCTTATAAAGTGTTTGTTCTTCAACAGACATAGATTTCAACATATCTAAATTATCTATAAACTCTTGTTTCTTCTCTTCGTAGTTAAACTCTTCTTTTACTTCTTCAAAAAAATTATCAAATGACATTTTCATTCCTCTTTGTATTACTTACAATATACGAATTATATTTCATTATTACAAGCTTTTTTTTTATTGTTACAATATTGTTACAATTTTTTTTCATCGTTTTCTGGAAAACTATACTAATTATATATAATTAAATAATAATTATTAATTAATAACTGTATATTATAATAACTGCAATAACATTATAATAAAAGCTAATAATAGAGTAACCAAAGTTTTTAAAGTGACAGTCTCTCCAAGATACAACCAAGTCATAACTGGAAAAGTTAACATTGAAGTTGCAAATCCCATAAATCTCACAGCCCACAGATTCCCAAATCCCTCATAACCTACCTTTGTAGCATACCAAAACATTAAACTAATTGGAATACCAAGTAAAGACATAATCCACATAGATTTAGTACCTTTAGCCCAATCCCAAACAAGTTGGGAATTGAGCTGATACCATATCAAAATATTGTTTAGTAAAAATATTACTATTGTTAATACAATGTATTTATTTATCACTTATTAGATTTTCTCAGTTGTCGTTTTTGGGCTTTAGACATTTTATTGGTTTTCTTATTGGTAGGTTCTTGTGGTTGTTCTATATCACGAACTTTCTCTTTCCATATCGCCTTAGATACATATTTAAAATTTTCATTGTGATATAACTTTGAGGCTTCATCATCTGATACTCTTATGATATTAGTACCATCCGAACTCATCATGCATTTCATACTATCTCCTAACTATTTGTTTTAATTAATTTGTCAACATACTTATACATAACAACATCATCATATTTGAATCTATCATTAGTAGTAAGTATATCCACTCTATTTGTCCATTTAGGGTTCATTGTATCCCTAACCTGATATACACCATCCCTATCACCAGTTCCTTCGATTATGATGTAATCTCCGTACTCAAAAGGCCCTCCCCAACGAGACAACAAGTCTCTTGAAAGAGCAACATATCTATACGAAGATGCTTTCCAAGTTTTGAAGTGTGTTCCATCAGCTGTTATGTGAGGTGTATCATCACACTGATATATTGTTGGATTGTATGTGGTTACAGTAACCTGATAGGCTATTTTATTAGTGTATCTTGTTTCCAATTCACTAACTTTTTCTCTTAACATTTTATTTTCTTCCCAAGTCTTTTCTGATAATTTAGTAAAAGACCAAGTTAGAAATATCATACATACAGCAGATAAAAATGTTGCATAAGATATTTTAATCATATTTTTCTCCATTATATACTATAACCAATATACAACTTCTTTGATATTAAAGTCAAGCTTTTTTTTATTTTTTTATTTTATAAAAAGTATCATCAATAGAACCATCAGTTGGACTATCCAAACCATTCTCATGTATCCACATTGATATGGTTTTTTCAGCTGATACCTCATCCATAATTTGAAAAGTGTCTTTGTATCGTTTAAGTAATCTTCTAACCAAAGAATGTCTAACTACATCTTTTTCTTTAAATGATGCTAAACCAACTCCATGCACACCAGCAAATCTTTTAATTGCATCTTCTAATCCACTTTTATGTTTAGATATATCAGATTGGTCCAAATCACCTGTAATTATGTATTTAGAATTTTCACCTATTCTTGTTACAAACATCTTGATTTGTTCAGGTGTAGCATTTTGTGCTTCATCTAAGATTACAAACTTGTTAGCCAATGTAATACCCCTCATAAATGCTAAAGGAATAACTTGAATCGTATTACCTTCTTTAAGTACTTCCATTCTTTGCTTACCAATAATCTGTTCCATATTGTAGTAAAATGACATCATAAATGGTGCTGTCTTTTCCTCTACATCACCAGGTAAATATCCTATCTTTTCTCCAGCTGCTTCTACCAATGGTTTAACAATCACAATACCATCTATTTTAGATTCTTTATCACCTAACTCTCTCAGAGCTCTGTGAACGGATAAATAGGTCTTACCACAACCAGCGGGTCCAATACCAAAAGTTATATCCTTATCAGATATAGTTTTGTAAAATCGTCTTTGTGCTGGATTCTTATATTGTAACTCATCAAAATTTAACATTTTTAAATCTTTTAAAGCTTGTCTTTTATTAGTGGTGGAGTGATTGTTTAAATCGGAAAGGGAAACCTTTTTTTGTGAACTTTTTATTTTTGACATAAAACACCTCCTATTTGGATTATAGGTTTTTTTTGTTATCAATAATAAATATCATATATATAAAGGATTCCATTAAATTAAATATAAAAAAAAAGGGTTACCGAAGCAACCCTTTTTTCAATTGTGATTTATATCACTTACTTATTGTCCCATAACATTAATAGGATAAGTAGTACTAATAATCCAGTAACTCCACCATTTAAGAATGAACCTACAAGACTACCAATGTTAGCAATAATATCAGTACCTAACCAACCGTTACCAAATACTACAGTTGATAAGATTGAAACTGATACTAAAGCAGTTAATACACCAGCGATACCATTTAATACATCACCGATATTTCCGAAAATAGATTTAATATTCATATTAATTCCTCCGTTGTTTATTGTTTATTATTAGAATGAATAACTTGCTCTTATTGAGAAGTCATTGTCTATATCATTTCCATCTGAATCCGTTCCAGATGTAAACTCAGAAACGACTTTCATCTTATCTGAGCATTTATACCCAACTCCATATGTCACAACATCATCGGAATTTAACCCGATAAGTAGAAATGCACCTTGAATCTGAGTTGGTGTTATTACACCTCTCATCCAATATGCACCATCTGCCTCTTCAGACAAATCATACTCAAGAGACGCTTCAAAAATATTACTATTCATTGAAACATCTACAAGTTGAGATTCGTTACTATTTAACGATAGTCCTACATTAGAATCTATCCCAAGCAAATTCAATCCATAAGAAAATCTACCAGCCCAATAAAGTTCTGATTCCATTTCATCATCCATTGAATCTCCTCCCCAAAACATATCAGCTCCAACACCCCATTTGTTCAATCCAAATCCCACACCATTTGTAATCATGTGTTCTCTTGGAGTTGAAGCAAACCAGTTCATTGATGGTCTATGTAAGCCCCACGCTAATCCATAAGGTTCTGCTTGACTACCAAATGTTAAAGTCATACCGTCTACGACTGTCCACGAATACTTCGCTTCTTCGATATGAACCATACCATCTGCTAGATTTGTACTTAAAACCCATCCTTCACCACTTAAAATTAATCCTGTGTATACAGTACTAATCATAGTAGCGTCACCGAAGGTAATGTCCGTGCTAAATTCACCAGCCACAGACACGACAGGTTGTTGTGTAGTTTCTGTAACTACTTCGTTAGCTCTAACAATACCAAACAATCCTAACATTAGAATTGAACAGGTGATTAGAGTTTTTATACTTAGTTTCTTCATTTAGTTTTCTCCCTAACTATTAACTTACTCTTGTTTACTATCATACGAAATGCACACAATATTCCCAAAGGATTTTGTTTTTTTAATAACATCTATATTAACCAGGGGGATTCTTTAAACAATCAAGAACTGATTGCTTTAAGGTGTGTTTATTTCATATAATTCTTTTCATAACCATTGTATATAAGTATCATTGTTTTTTCAAAACAAGTGATTTTTTTTATGCATCACCTACTTGTCCAGGTGTTAACATATCCTTATTTTTCTTTAATTCTTTTTCAAATTCTTTTAAATCTTTACGCTTATCCATAAACTCATTAAGTACATCTTTAAGTTCTTTAGCCTTTTTCATTCTTTTCTGTTCTTCTTCTGATAAGTCAGATACAAGTTCATTTTCATACTCTTCCACTATATCTACTTCTAATTGTTTTAGATAATCAACTATTGTATTATTCTGTTTAACTAACTTAACTAATAGTTCTCTATCATCAGCCATTATATCCTCTATATGATTTAGAGAATGACTCATATCTTGTAATACTTTTGCTAATCTTATTTCTTTTTCTTTAGCCATAATAGTTCTCCTAATCTCTTTATAATAAATATCAAACAATCCCACATAAACATAAATAAAATAATTATTCCTAAAAGTGTGACTAACACCACACTAAAAACAATTACTAGTAAATGTAAAATTATATCTGAAATTAAACTGAAAGTACACATCCATCTTTCAACATTGGTTGAACTTTTTTGTATTTCAATACTTTTGATTCAGTTCCTTTGGTGATGGTGACTTTTTCATTCCTACCGATTTTCTTTGGAGCATTAACACCACGAACAAGTGGTTCTGATTTAAACTCTCTATCAAACATCGTGATACCATCTAAGTGGTCTATTTCATGCTGAACACAAACACATTCAAATGCATCATTGATGTCTTTACTATTAGCTGAGAAAGATAATTTACCATCGTGGTTATCAGCCTCAACAACAATGTCTTGATGTCTTGTAGTTTTTATTTTATCATCTGGAAAAGATAAACAACCTTCTGGAAATATAAATTGTTCTTTTGACTTTTCTACTATTTTAGGATTGATTAAAACCAATGGTTCTTTTACATTAATCACACAAACTCTTTTATTGATACCGATTTGATTTGCAGCCAAACCAATACCATTTTCTGATTCTCTTAATTCGTGTAATAATCTAACACCAATTTCTTCACCTTCTTTTACTGATACGGGTGAACACTTTTCTTGTAGTTTATTCTTATCTTTTATTATCACTATTTACCTCTTCTTGCTTTTAATCTTTTTTTATAATCAGCTGCTTTCTTAAATAACTTTTCATCAGCTGTCAACTTCTTTCTTTTCTTTGGTGGTTTCACTTTAGTAGGTTTAAGAGTTCCTTTTAATTTAGGTTGTTCTTTTCCTTTGTGAAACACATTACCATCTTTGTCAACGAACTCATTCATAAAATGCCAACCAGCAGGTCTTCCAGTTGATACTCTTTGTTTAGCAAAAAACTCATCCATTGGTTTTCTTTTTAAAGTTCCAATCATTGTACATCTTGAACAAGTTACCGCCTTAACATCTTCATCGACTTTTTTATATTCGTAACAAGATTTACATTGTAACCATCGTTGACCATTTTCTGTATAACTCATTAATTCTATTTTATTTTCTTCTGACATAACTATACCTTTTAATATACGTTCTTTTCTATATATATGTCAAGCTTTATTTTTTTCTAAGAAAAAAAAGGTTTCAAGTTAATGAAACCTTTTTCTTTGATGAAGATTTTATAACCTATTTACAGTTCCTCGAACTCGACATCGATAACCTCCTGTAACATCCAAAACTGATTTTGGTTGTTTTTTAAAACTAAATCACATTGGTATTGAGATTTAAGTTTGGTGTGGTCGTCAACACGCTCCCCCGAACACTTACCGACAACCACCCACTTTTTACCTTGAAAATCAATAAACTCAGGTAACATTAATTAACTTTAATCTTTCTTGGTTTAACATCAGCTGTGTAAGGTAATGTTAAAGTCAATAGTCCATCTATAACTTTTGCATCAATGGAATCGAAATCATATTTTGTATCAATGGAATATTTCTTTACAAATGAATCATCATCTGTTTTTCCTTCGATGGTTAATGTTTCAGAATCAACTGATATGTCAATTGATTTTTTATTGAAGCCTGGTACTTTTAATTTTATTGTAGCACCATCATCATCGTGAGTAACTTCATTTTGGTTTTTCATTTCATTCATTCTTCTGATTGCAAATGTGTCATCAAAAAAATTATCTATTAAGTTTGTTGTTAGTATCATTTTATTTTCTCCTAAGTTTGTTTATAAAAAAAATGTTTACACTATATAGTGTACAAAAAATGTACCAAACTATAATAGAGTCATTAAGTCTGACAATCTGTCAATACTTTTATACTTGGTATGACATTCTTGATTCCAAGATTGTTTCATACAGATTGCTGTACCACCATTAACACTTTGTTTATCAAACTCATCTAACTTTTCAGGAGAGTCATCAATCAATACATCAACATCAATAGACCATTTTTGTTTTTCAAAATGTATCTCATCGAATCCAACAAACCCCCAGCGTTGTAACCAATGTTCAGTTGGTTCTACACAATGAGGTCGTTGAGCAGATACTAAACATAACTCGTGTCCATTCTCAATAGCCCAAGCTCTTAACTTGTTCCAATCCTCAACAGCTGATTTGATTGGTGGACATTCAACTCCAAAGAAATCTAAAAAATTATCTTCAAAGATATACTTTTCAGTTTCATCATTTGTCCAAAATGGTAACCACTGGTCCCAATCCCAAGATGTTGGTTCAAGTATTTTATCGGCGTGTTGTGGATGAGTAACCTTAACTGTATCTGTAATACAAGTTATCAAATCTCTCAACACACCATCACAATCAATCCCTATCCGCATTGAACTCCTCTCTTAAATCATTGTAGTGTTTCAAGCCAGCGATAGATAACACCTGTAGAATCTCATCTGCTAACTCTTCCACTTGATTTAAATTTTTAAATTTGTCTTTATGTTTTTCAATTAACATCTCTACCAATTTGAACTTGGTATAGTTGCCAACCCTCTCATAAATTATTTCTCTTTCGTCCATTTTAAAACTCCTTTGTGTTTGCATTTAATTGCCATTGTAAATCTTTTATATCTTCTACAATGGCTTCAATCTCTTGTCTGTTTAAGAAATCACTATCCATACTATCAGCGATTTCTTCTAACCTATCTAACACTTCTCGTTTTTCCATTCTATACCTCCAAGAATTTTTTGTTCATTGACTTAGCCACAGCCATCATATTAGTAGCGTTAACAAACTCGGCATCTTTACCATACATTCTTTTAAAAGCCTTAACATCGTAACTATCGTCATCCAAATCATAACTACTGATGAAGTAACTCAGAACACTAATACCTTTAGCTCTCATACCATCACACATTTTCTTAGTATGTTTCTCAGCTCTATCACCAGAGTATTCTATTTCAGAGTTAGAGTACCACGGTTGTCCATCTGAAAAGTTGATGAAGTAACTATCTTGATTAGAGTTACCTGGAATCAAATCTTTCTCAATAGCCTCGAAACATAATCCCTCAGGAGTAGTACCACTAACTCCAAGAGCTGGAAAAAGATTTTTGACTTTAATTAACTTGTCAACTCTTGAATCATAACAAACCACAATCATTGGAACACCTTGTCCACCACCTTGACCATAGTTAGTAGTTCTTGTAGTAACAACC